CAGGCTGCCACTGAAACATTTGATCTTGATAAGGAAAGAACCACTGATAACGCATATCATGGTATTACTAAGATCAACCATCTTAATATTAATAACCGTAGTGGTGGTTCTGCTTTCCGAGTAGTTGGATATGATACTGGTGAGTACCCATTCCAACCTTCTATTCTATCTCAAGGTAATAACTATCCTGCTGTTAACAGTGATACTGCTAATGGTAATGGAAGTGCTACAAGTGGTTCATCTCTCACTGGTGCTGTAGATATTAATCTTGACACAACCTTATCTGGAAACCTTACTTTAGATGTTTCAAAGGCTGATCAATTTATAAAAAGAACTAGTGGTAACTTTGAAGTTGCATTAGAAGTCAATGAATCAGTTAACCGTGCATTAAATATTAATTCTGGTAATGCTGGTGCTGGTGATGCAACTATTAATATTACTGCTGATCAAGATATTACAATTAGTGCGACTGATGTAGATCATCGTGTTAATGTTGAGGACTATCATTTCCAAGATAACGTTTTCTCTACAACCAATGCTACAATGGTATTGGATCCTAATGATGACGATGATATCTCTGGTAAGGTTCAGATTCGTGGAGATCTACAGGTAGATGGTACAACGACCACGGTTAATTCAACTGTTGTTACCATTGATGATCCTATATTTACACTGGGTGGTGATACTACTCCAGTAGCAGACGATAACAAAGATCGTGGTATAGAATTTAAGTATTATGACACGCAAGCAAGGCTCGGGTTCTTCGGGTGGGACGAGGATTACGCAAATGCTAACCTATGGTCTAGCACTGGCGGGTTTAGGTTCCTCTACAACGCCACTAACACCAATGAAGTTTTCACTGGCACTGACGCTCCTATCATTGCTGGCAACCTCGCACTCACAACAAACACAGGATCAACTTCCACCACGACGGGCACGTTGGTGGTCACGGGGGGATTAGGACTCTCTGAGAACGCACATATAGGTGGTACTGTCACTATTGCAGGACAGTCAGAAGTTAATAATAATGTAATCTTTAGAGCAGATAATAAGTCATTTAATATACAGACTAACGCTGGAGTAGATAAGTTTACTGTTGATTATGATAATGGTAATACAGTAATAGAAGGTACAGTTGATATTCAACTAGAGACCACTATTACTGATAACGTTATTATCAAAGCAGACAATAAGAAATTTGATATTCAAACTGCTGCTGGTGTCAGTGTATTTGACATAGATACAGACAACGGTAACACACATTCAGATGGTACTCTAGATGTTGATGCTGGTGTAACATTTAACAGCACACTAGATGTTGATGCTGGAGTAACATTTAATAGTACATTAGATGTTGATGATGATGTAGTCTTCCACAATGACTTCCTAATGGATGTCACTGGTAAAGAATTTAAGATTACTAATGGTACTGATACTAAATTCCTTGTCAGTTCAACGAATGGTAATACAGATATTGAAGGCACAGTTAATATTAATTCTTTAGCAACATTTGAGAAGACAACAAATATAACAGTTGATGCTACTGCATCTGAGTCTGCTATCACTAAATCTTCTGAAGGTTCAGTTGATATTGATGGTGGTCTTAACGTAGATGTAGACGCACGTGTTGGTGGAGATTTATATGTATCTGATCGTATCGTAGTTAAGGATGCTGGTACTGCTCGTACAAGACCTTCTTTACTTAATAATGTAGATATCAAGTATCGTCAATATATTGGTTCTACCTCAGCACATAATGCAGCATTTGCTGATGATGCAGATGCAAACTTACGTGTTTCTGGTGGTGCTGGTATTGTTCAGGATTTACATATTGGTGATGACCTTTATATTGGTAAGGCAACAACCAACGAGAACGTTGAGTTCCAAGTATTAGGTGAGTCTGGTGCTACTACAATTGGTAGGGTTGGACAGGGTACTGCAACTGATGGTTCTTTAACTGTTCATGGTAACGCAACATTTAATAGAGAAGTTAATATAACAGGATCACAAACAACGATTGGTGATGCTGATACTGATGCCCTCACAGTCAACGCTACAAGCACGTTTAACGGTGATGTAACTCTTGCTGCAGGGAAAAACCTAGAAGTGGGTGGAAATACCGTTGTAGAGGGTAATCTTACTGTAAATGGTACAACCACAACTATCAATTCTACTACCCAGACTTTAGACGATCCTGTCTTTACTCTTGGTGGTGATACTGCTCCTTCAGGTGCAGATGCAAAAGATCGTGGTATTGAATTCCGTTATTATGATGGATCTGCTAAGGTTGGATTCTTTGGATGGGATAATACTGCTTCAAGATTTGCACTCTTTCATAATGCTACTAACTCCTCTGAAGCGTTTAGTGGAACTCGTACTGGTATAGACGCAGGTAGTGTTAAATTATTTGATACTACTAATGCAACTACTGCTTCAAGTGGTGCACTTATAGTTGGTGGTGGTGCTGGTATTGGATTAAGTTTATTCGTTGGAGAAAATGTAGATGTAGCTGGAAATACACAAATTGATGGTACTCTTGATGTTGATTCTCATGTTGGTATCGATGGAAACTTTGACATCGCTACTAGCAAATTCACGGTTGCTGCTGCTACTGGTAACACCACAATCGCTGGTACTCTAGCGGTAGATGGTAATGCAACTATTGGTAATGCTGGAACAGATACACACACTGTCAACGGAACAGTTCAGTTCAACCAAGCAATCACTTCCACAGATATCACTGCTGATAACATTAAAATTGGTGTTGATGCTTCTAATGAGATTAGTACTACCTCTGGTAATCTAGTCCTTGATTCTGCTGGTGGCACAGTTAATATCACTGATGACCTAGACGTAGATAATAATTTAAATGTTGATGGAAATGCAAAAGTCGATGGCACCTTTACAGTTGACGGGAACGCTACTATCGGGAACGCTTCTGGTGACAATCATAGTGTTACTGGAACAATTACGTTCAACCAAGCAATCACTTCCACAGATATCACTGCTGATGATATTCGAATTGGCGTGGATGCAAGCAATGAAATTAGCACAACTGCTGGCAACCTTGTCCTAGATTCCAATGCTGGTAAGGTTCATATAACTGATAATGCAGAGGTTGATGGAAACCTTCAGGTTGATAGCAATACAACGTTAGGTGATGATGCTACAGATACATTAACTGTAAATGCAACATCAACATTTAACGCAGCAATTACTTCCACAGATATTACTGCTGACAACATTAGAATTGGTGTTGCTGCTTCATCTGAAATTGATACTGCTAATGGTAATTTAGTTCTTGACTCTGCCACTGGAGAGACACAGGTAGATGATAACTTAACTGTTACTGGTACAGCAGACATCTCTGGTTTAACTACCATTACCGATGCTTTAACAGTCAAGGCAGACAACAAACTTGTTAGTGTTCAGACTGCTGGTGGTTCTACTAAGTTTAGTATTGATACAGACAATGGTAATACAGATATTCAGGGTACTCTCAATGTAGAGGGTGCTACAGTAATAGATGACACATTCAATGTTACTCAGGCAACTGATTTAGATGGCACTCTAAATGTAGATGGTGTTGGTACTTTCCAAGACAATCTTATATTGAATGCTGATAACAAGAACTTTAAGATTCAGTTAGATAATGGCACGGATAAATTTACGGTTGCTTCAGCAACAGGTAATACAGATATTCAGGGAACTCTAGATGTAAATGGTGCTTCAAATATCACTAATACATTAGGTGTAACTGGACTCACATCTCTTACTAATAACACTAACCCAACATCTCTTGCTGGTAACGCTGCCTTGATGGTAACTGCTGGTGGTGCAACTATTGATGAAGATCTCTATGTTGGATCAGATATCTTTGTTGGTGCTAACGCTGCTACAAAGGTAACCATCAATGGTGCTACTGGTAACACTGATATTGTTGGAACCCTAGATGTAACTGGTAACACAACATTAGCAGTTCTGAATGTTTCAAGCATAACGACAACTGCTACCGCAACTATTGGTGGTTCTATTATTGTTAACACCGATAAGTTCCAGGTTACTGGTTCTAATGGTAACACTGACATTGCTGGAACCTTAGATGTTGGAGGATCCACAACCATTGACGATCAGTTTAATGTAACTGGTGCAGTTGATTTTGATACTACTTTAAATGTAGATGGTAACTCAACATTCAATGGAACTATCACACAGAACAGCACTTCATTATTCAAAGATGATTTCGTTCTACGTGGTGCTACTAAGACATTAAAACTTCAGAATGGATCTGGCACAGATAAGATTGTTCTTAACTCTACTTCTGGTGCTGCAACATTTGCTGGATTAACCACAACAAATACTCTTGATGTAACTTCTAACTCTACTATCGGTGGAACTCTAGGAGTCACAGGACAGATTACTGGTAATGTAACTGGTGAGTTGACAGGTAACGCTGCTAGTACAAGTCTTGTTAATGTTACTGACACTACTACTTCAAACCTAACATACTATCCTGCTTTCGTTTCTACGAATACTGGTAACACAGAGATTCGTACAGACTCGACAAACTTTACATACAATCCTTCTACAAACAGATTAACTGTAGATAACTTCAGATCAACAACTGACTTCGAAGTTCAAGGTAACTTGAATATAACTGGTAACATCACTTACGGTCAGTCAGAGGTTGGTAGTATTGCTAACCATGATACTGATGCACTTACTGAAGGATCAACGAACCTATACTTCACTAATGAGCGTGTTGACGACAGAGTTGATGCGTTAATTACTGGTGGTACAGGTATCACTGCTACCTATGATGATGCTGGTAATATCTTAACCTTGAGTACTACTCAGGCAGATATCAATACTGACAACGTTACTGAAGGTAGTACCAACCTCTTCACCACTGCAGCAAGAACGAGAACGCATTTCACCTACGGAACAGGTGTCGCGTTATCGGGTGGTGGAGAACTTTCTGTTACTCAGGCAGACATTAACACTGATAACGTAACTGAAGGTTCAACCAATCTCTTCACAACTGCTGCAAGGACTCGTGGACATATTAGTGCAACTGGATCATTATCATATAATGCTTCTACTGGTGTATTCTCATACACAACTCCAACTACTATTGCATCTCTATCCAACCATGATACAGATGATGTAGCAGAAGGATCAAATCTTTACTTTACTAATGAAAGAGTTGATGACAGATTGAATGCTGTTATCGTTGCTGGTACTGGTGTTACTAAAGTTTATGATGACGCTGCTAACACATATACATTATCAGTTACACAGGCAGATGTTAATACTGATACTGTAACTGAGGGATCAACAAATCTCTTTACTACTGCTGCTCGTACACGTACTCACTTCACATATGGTACTGGTATCACACACAGTAGTGGAACCCTTTCTGTAACACAGGCAGACATTGACACTGACAATGTAACTGAAGGTTCATCTAACCTCTTTACAACTGCTGCTAGAACTAGAGGTCACTTTACATATGGAACAGGTATCACACACAGTGGTGGTACTCTTAGTGTTACTCAGTCAGATATTAATACTGATAACGTAACTGAAGGATCCACTAACGTATTCTTCACTAACGCTAGAGCAGACGCACGTATTGCTGCTGCTGATACTGATGATTTATCAGAAGGGTCAAGCAATCTTTACTACACCAACGCACGTGCTGATGCTCGTGTTGTAGCAGGTATTACTGGAAAACTTGACGCTTCTGCTGTAAGTGTTTACGGTGCAACTCTAATTGATGATGCTGACGCTGCTACTGCCAGAACCACTCTTGGACTTGGCACTGCTGCTGTTGCTGCTACAGGTGATTTCGCTACTGCTGCACAGGGTACAACTGCTGACGCTGCACTCGCTGCGTCTGCTGTAAGTACATTCGGTGGCAATTTAATTGATGATGCTGACGCTGCTGCTGCAAGGACAACCCTTGGACTCGGCACTGTCGCAACCACTGCTGCAACTGCATATGCTACTGCTGCACAAGGTGCAACTGCTGATTCTGCACTACAAGCAGAAACAATTACATTAGCTACCCTCAAAGCTGAGGTTGCTGCGTCGGCAAACTTCGCTGCATTTAAACTCAGAATCGCTGCTCTATAAGTAAATGGCAATTCCTACAACAAAATCAACTCTTAAAGAGTATGCTCTACGTAGACTGGGTAAACCAGTCTTGGAGGTTAACATCTCAGACGATCAAGCTGACGATGCTATTGATTATGCTATTCAGAAGTTTCAGAACTTCCACTATGAGGGTGCAGAGAGAGTGTATCTGAAACATAAACTTACTGCAGCAGAAATTGAGAATGCAATAACTAATACTAATGAGAATGCTGCTGATGGTTCTACTGTATGGATGACTCAGAATAATTTTATTTCAATACCAGATCATATAACGGCTATTGAAGGTATCTTTGGATTTACTGATAAGGGTACACGTAACATGTTTGATATTAGATATCAGATGCGTTTAAATGACCTGTATGACTTTACCTCTACACAGTTTTATCATTATTATATGATACAACAACATCTTGAAACTATTAATTTCCTACTAGAAGGTATGAAACCAATTCGTTTTAATAATGTTCAAGATAAAATTTATATTGATTTTGACTGGGTACAAGATGCCTTAGAAGATCAATATATTGTCATTGCTTGTTGGAGAGCACTCGATCCTAATACATGGACAGAGATCTACAATCAAATGTGGATCAAAGATTATGTCACTGCTAAGTTTAAAAAGCAGTGGGGTCAGAATATGACTAAGTTCCAAAACGTTCAAATGCCTGGTGGTGTGACTCTTAATGGGGAAATGATATATAACGATGCTGTTGAAGAATTAAAGAATTTGGATGAAGAACTTAGATCTGTTTGGGAAACACCACCATTAGACATGATAGGATAGTATGGCTACTAACACTTACTTCAGTCAAGGAACCACTGGTGAACAGGGATTAGTTCAAGATCTTATTGACGAACAAATTAAAATGTTCGGAAAGGATGTGTATTATATGCCCCGTACATTAGTCAATGAGAATACTATATTCTCTGAGGATCCTGCTAGTGCATTTGCATCTGCTCATATAGTTGAGATGTACATTGAGGATTCAGGTGGATTTCGTGGTGACGGTGATATGTTTAGTAAGTTTGGTGTTCGTATATCTGATCA